CAAACTTCGGTGACAACGCTGTAGTGACCATGCAAGCCAATGCAAATATCCCTGAGGGTATGGGTATTGAAGGTTGGTATCACATTGTATGCCGTGATAAAGATGGCAACATCAAATGGGAAGAAGAAACTCCCAATTTGGTTGTTGCAGTGGGTAAACAGTTGATGCTCAATACACTTCTGTATACAGCTTCTGGCTACACACTTGTTGGACCATATCTTGGTTTGATCTCCAACACATTCACTGCTTCTGCTTCAGACACCATGGCATCACACTCATGGACTGAGTTCACCAACTACACTGTTCTTGTTGGTTCGACACCAACAGCTCAACGTGGTACAGCAGTATTCAATACTTCCACTTCTACGGGTTCTACTCCAGCCAATATCACGTCATGTACCGCCAATGCGATTACATACTCGATCACAGGTTCAGGTGGTACAGTTTATGGTTGTTTCTTGGTAACAGGTTCAGGCGCAGTTGCAACATTCAGTTCAACCGCAGGTACTTTGTACTCAGAAGGTTTGTTTGGTACAGCCAAAACAACAACCGCAGGCGATACCGTATCAGTGACATATAGCACAACTGCAACCTCCTAAGGGGTCCTAAATGGCTCTTGTTAATGCGGATAGAGTCCAGCAGCAGGGAACGGCGAATACCACAGTTAGCTTTACTTTAACGAGTACGGTGACTGGGTATCAGTCGTTTGCCGTTATAGGTAACGGAAACAATACCTATTATACGGCTACGGATCAAAGTGGTAATTGGGAAGTAGGACTCGGCACTTACTCTACAACAGGGCCGACATTAACACGCGCCTCTATCCTTTCGTCTAGTAACTCTGGCGCTGCGGTCAGTACGTTCGGTTCTCCAGTCAATGTCTTTGTTACCTACCCAGCAGAACAAGCAGTTCAAGCTAGTAACAACCCAGGTACAAGTGGATATATACTAACATCAAACGGTACAGGTGCATTACCGAGTTGGAATTTAAAACCTACAGTACTTCCTGTGACATTGAATAATGGTACAACAGTAGTTAATGTGGCTCTTGCAAATGGTAGCTTACCCGTGTTGTTGCATGATGGGGTGACTACTATAAACGTAACGGTTTCCTAAGGATTCAAAATGGCAGCAAAATATCCCCTCGCCCTGTATGGCGCAGCAATCGAAGAACTTCAAATTGGTGATACAGTTAACGGCACAATCTCTACAGCCACAAACATAGCTGGGGGCGCTGCTGGCGAAGTTGTATATCAGTCGGCTACTGGCACTACTGCGTTTACAGCCGCAGGTTCATCTGGTCAGGTATTAACTTCAGGTGGTACGGGTACACCTGCTTGGGTATCAACCACAGGTTCAGGTAACGTAGTTCTCGCGACATCTCCTACCCTTGTTACCCCAGCATTAGGAACACCATCAAGTGCTATCTTAACCAATGCAACTGGCTTGCCTTTGACCAGTGGAGTAACGGGCACATTACCGGTAGCTAATGGTGGCACAGGCGTTACTACGTCAACTGGTTCTGGAAGCAGTGTTTTAAATACGTCTCCAACGCTTGTGACTCCTATATTGGGCGCGGCGTCAGCAACTTCTTTAACCCTTACTGGATCAGGCACTGTAGTTACACTGCCTTCTTCATCTGTTGTGCAAGGCGATTTCACAAACGCTACTTTTGCTAATAGAACACTGTTTCAGACAAGTACAGCAAACTCCACTACGGGTATTTATGCTGTACCTAATGGAACAAGTACAGCCGCATCATGGCAAGCATTAAATAACTCTAATCCCACAAATGCATCAAAAATTTTGATTGCAACCAATGGAACAACAGATGTTCAATTGGTATCTGGTATCAATGGAACTGGCACTTATTTACCATTGTCAATTTATAACGGTGGCAACGGTACATTTGTATTTGGAACTTCTGGTCAATTTGGTATTGGGCCTTTGGGTTCCGTATCTTATGGAACTTCAGGACAAGTATTTACTTCTGGTGGCCCAAGTGCGGCACCAACTTGGACAAATGCAGTTTCATTAAGTGCAGCAAATAGTTGGACTGCTACACAAACATTTTCTGGATCAACAAGTTCATTTGGTGAAATTACCCAAAATATTGCTGAATCAGTAAATTATGGTTCAAGTTCTGCACCAACAAGCACAACTATTTTATATGTGAATTCTGGAGCAGTAGTTTATTTTGGAGGCAGTGCAACAACAAATTGGACAGTAAATCTTGCATTCTCCAGTGGTACTTCAATGAATACTGCATTGGCTACAAACCAGTCTGTCACTATTGCTGTATTGGCTACTCAAGGTGGTACTGCTTATTACAATACTGCTGTTCAAGTTGATGGTACAACATCAGGTGTCACCACAGTTTGGCAAGGTGGTGCACCAACAAAAGGTAATGCATCTGGCATTGATGTATACACTTACACTATCATCAAAACTGCTAGTGCAACGTATACTGTACTTGCATCACAAACACAGTTTAAATAAGGAGTAAGTTATGCCAGTACACGGAACCAGAGGAGCGGCTTCAGTAGATGGGTTTGGATTTGGTGGAGGATCAGGCCCAACTGCTCCTACATTAATTGCTCCATTGGGATTTTTTATTCAAAATCCTGGTAGTACGACTTGTTACTTTTTTAATGTGGATACTGAATCTTGGTATACAGTTTATAACGATCCTAATCCGAGATTTAGTTTTGATCCTGTAACTGGAAATATCTACGCTACTTCAGATAGTACTGGAACAAATAACTACTATGTACCATCGGGAAATTCATATGCATATGCTGGTACTTATACCCAAGGAGGCCCAGGTTACAACGGAAGACCAGGCCCATTTTATAACAGCAATTTGTGGAACTCTATTGGGAATCCTGGTAATCATCAAGGTATTTATAATTTGTCTGGTGGTTTTTTAGGAAATGGCCCTTCACCTGGTGGTAGTACAGAAGATGCAACGGCATACGGTAATATTGGTTGGGTAGATGGCTATGGTTTTCAAGTTATATGGTTAATGAACACATCTAGTATTTCTTATACATCACAAAGTTTATCTGGAGCTTTAGATTGGGGAACGCCTTTCTATGATAATCGTACTGGGTTATTTAGCATGCCTTTAGGTAATGTTGGAGGATCAACATCTCCTACTGGTATTGGAATTTATTACAATAAATATTCTTCAGGTGCATGGGGGGCATCAACTACATCTGAAAATTTAAGTTCTAGTATTATTAGTTCAGGTGTTCCAACTTCATTTGGAAGTTATGCTCCTTTATTAATAACTATTGATCCGTCATCTACAAGCGGATCATTAAGTACATATTCTTATGGTCAAGTGGGTAACGCAACTCCAAATTCTGCAATATTCCAAAATAACGGTACAACTTATTCTACTTTTACAGGATATTGGTCAAAAACTACGCCAGTTTGGTCTTATAAAAACAAAGCGTATTACATGGTTGGAGACAACGGAGCAATTAAAATTCCTTTAGTATCTGGTTCTGCTTTTCAATTAAGTACATCAGTAACTTATTTTAATTATCCTCCAAATGATAGTGGGTTAGCTACTTGGCGTGGCCCATGCTCTACCAATAGTCAATTGCCTTGTTATCTTTTCCCTTATAAAAACAGCATCCTTACACAATAATCATGAGTTACGCCAAAGTATTAAATGAACAATTGTTGGTATATCCTTATACCATCGGGAATTTCGAATCTGAAAATCCTTATACCAATACCGATAATATCGGTGATCTTGTTATTGCGTACAGTAAAACAGAAGACGGAATAAAAACAGGTGCAAATTTAGTTCGTGTAGAACTTGGAAGTTCTCCTGTATATGATAGTTCCACACAAAAAATTTCTTATGGATCAATGCCAATTTACAAAGACGGTGTTTGGTTATTAGAGCCATCAATTGTGCCTTTGACAGATCAAGAAATTGCATTAATTAAAAACCCCCAAGAATAAAAAAATAACATGAGCACTGATACAGAAAAAGATTTAGCTGTTCACGTTGCTGTTTGTGACCAACGTTATCAGCAAATATATCCACCATATCCTACCGATGGGTTAAGATATTACATTGACTATACTAATGCAAAATGGGTAACGACTCCCCCAACACCAACTTAAAAGGAATCACATGTGCTCTGCAAACCAGCCTGAAATTGTAGGGGCTGCCCCGCCTGCTCCAGTTCAAGATCAGCTTGAGCCATACTATTGTTTCCCAACTACAGTTTATTCTATTGATAAACCTGAGTTTATCAAACCTGTCAAAGAGGTTGCGGTCGAAGCTTTGAAAAAGTCTAAGTCTAACGGTAAACTTGATGAGATTTACCCTGTCTATATGACTGAGAGCCTTATTCCTGACCCTCGTATAGATGACTTTGCAAATTATGTTTCCGCTACTGCATGGAACATATTAAAAAGCCAAGGCTATGCGATGAATATGTTCTTGCCTATGTTCACAGAATTATGGTGTCAAGAGCACCACAAACATAGCTCAATGGAACAACACGTGCATGGGTATGGCGCACAAATGGTTGGGTTTTATTTCCTAGACTGCCCCGAAAATTGTTCTAAAGTGGTATTCCACGATCCCAAAGCAGGTAAAGTTCAGTCAGGTTTGCCAGAAGAGAATATGAGTATGGCAACCCCTGCAAGTAATATGGTGTTTTTTGACCCAAAACCTGGTATGCTAATGTTTGCCAATTCATGGCTTGCTCATTCATTTACCCGAAATGCTTCAGATAAACCCATGAGATTTATTCATTTTAACCTCTCTGTACAATTAGCTCCTCAACAAGCTGTTGCTCCAGCAGAGGTAATATGAAATATAGAATTAGATTTAACAAGTCTAGGGGTCAAGCTGGTCGTGGATCAGCAGACCATGTATGGCGGGTGTTTGAGGACGAGAAAGAATATCTCTTCAAACACTTTAAACTCAATGTGCCTTCTGTCAGTGAGAAGGAGGCCAACAGCGAAGACTGGAATGTTGTCTGTGAGGGAATCATGACGATAGACCGGGAAACATCAACTGCAACAATCAACCAAGAATAATGGACGCAACCGAAATTCGTATCGTTGAGACAGAGAGGCAGCTCGCAGTGCATGAGGCAGTCTGCGCGCAACGGTACGAGGCTATCCAAAAACGGTTTGACGACGGATCAAAGCGGATGAAGCGCATAGAGTACATTTTGTACTTGGTTGCTGCAGCCACTTTTATCGGTGCGGACAATCTTGAGAAGTTGATTAAGGCGCTGATAGGTGTTTAAATTGATCCGTTCACTCTTGTCGCTCTGGCTTCTGGCGCATTTAAAATGTGCAAAGACGCTTGCGAGATGTACAAGGAAGGAAGGCAAATTGTTACTGATATCGCCAAGGAAGTTGATGGCGTTGTCAAGGATGTAAAAAATGTCCAAAAGAAAGCCAAAGGGCTTCTTGGGTTTCTAACGGTTATTTTTAGTCCGACCAAAGAGGAAGAGCAACCACAAGTTGTTCAACCTGCAAAAAAAGTCAAAAAGAAAAAAGAGCCGCCCCCGGAGTTTGATGAGAATCTCATCTATCAACAGGTCAGCGACGCTCTCATCAAGTTTTATAGAGCATACAACGCCCTAAAAAACTACACCAAAGAACAAGAAGAATTCGCTCTCCACGCAAATAACGAGGAAGGCCAAGAGGCTGCGATCAATATAACGATCGCTAATTTGCAGATGGAAAAGTTGAATTCAGAAATGAGTGATTATATGGTGTATCACGTTCCTCCAGAGTTGAAGGATTTGTACACCAGAGTTAATCAACAAATTGGTCATATTGCCAATGTGCAAGCGCTTGCGAAACGAGAGGAAATGTTGAAGGAGCGTAGAGCAAAATGGCAACGGGAGCAAAAGGCGGATCTAATCAAAGGAAGAATGGTGGCTACAGCAATTACAGTGCTGATGCTAATGTGGATATGGCTAATGATTCTCAGCATGACACATTCGCCATCATATTGATTGTTCTTCTTTTGGTTGTGCTTTTGTTGATAATACCGTTGATTGCTTGGATGTATGTGGATGTAAGGCA